TTCCGCCCACTGCTCCATCGACTTGTTGATCTCGTAGAGACCGACACGAGTCGTTGTCCGAATTCGTGTGACTTTGTCACCGATTATCGGATGCAGGATCAGGCCTCCAACTTTGAAGGTCTGCTCCTCGCTGACGTCTTCACGAGAGTGTAAATCCTCCGTGATAGTCAGGTCCTCAATGCTGAAGTTTTCGTACTTCGCACCAGAGGCGAGCCACTGAGCATCATAGTATGTGAACTCAGGGGCCCCGGACGTTAGGGTAATGTGCTTGTCACTACCAACTAGCGTCTCAACATCCTTCCAAGAAGCCTTCTTGGATAGCATGTTAGCAAATGCGGTGTTTGCGCTGAGCGCATCGCCGAATTTCTTACGAAGCTCCTGTTTTCGAACAGTCTCTTCGTATTCAAGCCTCCCTGTCGATACTCTCGTCAGGAGGCGTGCGCGAATGGTTTTTGCATATTCCCATTCGCGAAGCGCGGAAGATCTGGTAACCAGATGTTTCGTGCGGACCAGCCTGTTCAATGTGGCATTGAACCTGTTGGCACCTCCCGTGGACTCGATTAAGGGTTCCGGGAGCTTCTCCATCTGTACATCTTTGAAAGAGTACTTCGGAGCAAATATCATATTGGCATATGTGCCATGTAGATATTCTTGCTTGTCACTGAGCATTCTGCACAGTACAGGCATTGTGGCCCTCGATCTAGCTAAAGACGAGAGACACGACTGGAGTTCGCGAGTCGCTGACCCGTAAACTCTGTTACACCTCCCACCCTTGTATGCAAGGGTGTAGAGGTACAGGTTGTCAGCACTATCGAATAGCGGTCTGACACCCGATCCGCCCATTATCCTCGGAAGGTATTTTGGGTCGGAACTCATGCTAGTACGGAGCATTCCGTCCTGCATGAAGCTTGCGAGCTGTAAAACTCGCAACATGCCAGTCCTCGGGGTGCGCAACCTCGAGCCTAGCATAGCAGCCTTTCCCGACGCGGTCGAAGAATGGCTACCATCTCCCTTTGTAACATCTAGGATGATACGGAGGGGAGGAGAATCAACGAATCCGAGTTCCTCGAAATCGCTGTTCTTCCGGCAGTAGTCAAAGGTCTCTGTGACGTCTGTCGGTATGGAATTGGATATCTCACAGAGATTCCAAATCCCATTGGATATGGCGGTGTCTTCATCTGACGTCGCCATATGCAAAACTAGTTGCTGGCATACTAATCCAGCCGCTAGTTTGAGCGCGTCCCTGCTGGCATCAGCACGGTCGTCGCCCACTTCCATACCAAAGACGGTGGCCGTCTTGTGTAGGGAAGACGGCAGGTCCCATTCCTTACAAAGGGATACTGCCGATTCCAAGATGGAAACCAATTCGAATGGTTCCACTTGGAGCCCATGGGTGTCTTGTTCAAGGCACTCCATGGGATCCCACGCGTAGTCATCGTCGATGACTTCGCCTAGGGTGGAAAAATAGTTTGATGTTTGAATCAACATTTT